AGCCTGAAGGCGGGCGCGTAGAGAAGCAGGAGATCATCGGCCAGGTGGTCATGAGCCGCGAGGAGTACGCCAAGCTCCTGCAGGCCAAGCTCGACAACAAGATCCTCGGTGCCTACGCCGAGCAGTGCGCGAGGGCAGCGCAGTGATCGAGCCCGAGTTCCAATTCGTCCTGCGCGAGGCGTTCCCGAAGCTGGAACTCGGCCAGGCCGAGAGCCTGGAGCACACCATCGAGCTTGCACAGCAGCGCCTTGACCAGGCCATCGCCGATGTCGTGCGGCAGGAACTGAACAAGAGCGGATCGCAGACGAACCCGGAGACGCTCGCCGAGCGGGTCCGTGAGGTGTGGCGGCGCGAGAAGGAGGTCCTCAACATCATCACCGGGCTCCAGGGGGCCTTGCGTGTCGCAGGGAAGCTCTGAGCCTGATGGTGTCTCTTATGGCATCAGGTACTCGGGCGCGCAGACAAGGTTCTTGGAACGGCTTGCCGCGATTGAGCAGAGGGTCGCGCTCCAGGGGCAGGAGCTGGCAGCCCTGAGAACCGAACAGTCTGTCATCAAGGTGAACTTCGAGAAGCACGCGGATCGACAGGCGGACGACGCCAAGGGCGCTTCGGCTGACTCCAAGAAAACGCTCGATGAAGTAAGGGCGCTGCGTGAGGACATCGCCGTCATGAAGGCCCAGAAGGGCACTGTCCAGGTGGAGGCCGTGCAGCGCGTCATCGCGCTTTGCGGCGGCTTGGTTGTGCTCGTCGCCAGCGCCGCCGGCGCCATCATCTGGGTCGCGGAGAGGGCCTCCTAGTGCCTCTCTGGGATCTCGTCCCGGCTGTTCGTGACGGTGACTACCTCACTGACGATGCCGGCAACGCCATCACCACCGAGGATGGCAGCTATATCCTTTTCGACGCTGGCTGGCGTCTGATCCCGGCGGAGGTCGATGCCCCCGCCGTCGGTTGAGAACGTCGTCCGCTGGCGCAATAGCCCAGAGACGTTCGTTACCGACCTGTTCCGCGATCCCAAGACCAGCGGCCCCGTGAAGCTGGCCCCGTGGCACGCGGAGGCGCTCTCCGCGGTGCGCGACTGCGACCGGGTGTCGGTGCGCGCCGCCCGTGGCGTCGGGAAGACGGCCATGCTGGCGTGGCTCTGCCTGTACCGGCTCACTTGCTACAAGGACGCCTTCAACGTCTTCACCGCGCCCCGGCGCGAGCAGATGTCCATGGCGTCATGGCGCGAGATCAAGAAGTGGATCGCGCTCATGCACCCTGACATGCGCGACAACTTCGAGGTCCAGTCCTCCCGCATCTACATGCCTGGCCTGCGCAACGAGGCCGTGGCAACGACCGTGGGCTCTGGCAACTACGAGGGCCTGCAGGGCATCCACGACATGAACCTCATGTTCTTCGTGGATGAGGCGAACGGCGTCCCGGACAACGTCATGGATGTCGTGCTTGGCTCGACGACCACCTCCGGCACCAAGATCCTCCTGACGGGCAACCCGAGAACCTCTGCCGGCCTGTTCTTCCGAACGCACGCATCGAGGTCATACCAGGGCCTGTGGAGGACGATCCGCGTCTCTGCTTTCGACATGGTCGGGATGGACTTCTACAACCCCGGCTATATCGAGGAGATGCGCCAGACCTGGGGCGAGCAGTCCTGGCAGTGGGCCGCCTACGTCCTCGGCGAGTTCCCGACAGAGCAGGAAGACGCAGCCATCCCGCTGGGGCACATCCGGGATGCAGTCGGGCGCAAGGCTGCCCCGCTTGGGGGGTACCACGGCATCTGGGGGCTTGACCCCGCTGCCGGCGGGGACCGCAGCGTGCTGGTCAAGCGCCGCGCCAACATCATCGAGGACATCATCTGGTGGCGTGAGCGCGATCAGGCGGTGTCCCTGGACAAGGTCCGCAAGCAGTTTTGGGACACCCCGGACAAGGAGAAGCCGGCTGCTGTCGTGGTCGACGCGGTCGGCATGGGCGGGCCGATTGCCGACATCCTGCGCCGGGACGGGCTGCCTATCGTCCATTGGATGAGTTCTGAGAACTCCTCTCAGAAGACGCTCTACCGCAATAAGCGGTCGGAGATGTGGCACCTCGGGCGCGAATGGTTCGAGCAGCAGAATGTCGTCATTCCAGACGATGATGAACTCGTCGAGGAGCTGGCTGCTCCGATCAGGTTCATCCCAGAGGACAAGAATACTGCGTACGGCTCCGCGTACATCATCGAGAGCAAGAAAGACATCAAGGAGCGCATCGGGCGGTCGACAGACCTTGCCGATGCTCTCCTCCTGAGCCTCTGCGCCAAGTGGCGAGAGCGTGATGCCGACTACCTGCGCGACCGCCTCCCCGGCATGTCTGGGCGCAAGCGTAAGCCCACCCCCGCCGGGGCTACCTGGATGAGTGCGATATGAAGGCCGACAACCCGGACGGATACCCGAGCCTGCGGGACGCTGAGGCGACACTGGCGCTGCGGCGTTCTGAGGCAACGCGCTACCTGAACGGCTGGCACGTCCAGGCCAAAGAGGACATCGCGTTCCGCCACGGGCATCAGTGGGGCAAGGAAGACGCCGCGTTGATGAACGGCGGCGATGACGACGAGGACGGACGTGGCCGGCTGGTCAGGCCGATGGTGACGTTCAACCGGATCAACTCTCTGGTGAACGCGACCTACGGGGCGATGATCCACAACCCCATGGGGATCAGCTACATCCAGCGCGCGCAGACCCCCGAGGACGAGCAGATCAGCAAGCACGTCCTGCTGTCCTCGGCGGCCCTATACTTCCGCGAGCAGCCTCTGTGGGATGCGCCGACGCAGGAGCGTGATAGCGCCCTCGACATGCTGACGTGCGGCATCGGCGTGCAGCAGCTCATGGCCGAGACGGAGATCACCGGCCAGGTTGAGCTGATGGGCCGCCGCATCGACCCGCTGTCTGTCGGCTGGGACACCCGCGCCAAGGCCATGGGCCTGACGGACAGACGCTGGCACTTCCGCAAGGCGATGCTCTCGCGCGAGGAGATGGACGAGGAGTTCGGTGGCGTGCCCGAGGCGCGCGCGTCCGATGAGCCGTCGTCCACGCCGGCCGGGCCGGAGGAGCCAGGAGTCGAGTCCGACGACAACTTCGAGGTGCTGCACTGGCAGTGGTTCGAGAGTGAGAAATTCAAGTCCGTCCTGACGATGGAGGGTCCGCAGGACATCTCCCTGCGCGACCTGAAGGGCCTCAAGGAGGGCGAGGACTACGTCTACGAGGACGAGTTCTCCGCCCAGCAGGTGAAGCGCCGCCGGGTCTATTGGGAAGCGTTCACCCACGGCGGGACGATCATGCGCATCCGCAAGATCCCCGTGGGCGCGTTCACCTACCTGTTCCTGACAGGCATCCGCGACGACGAGAACGGCTACTGGTACGGGATGGTCCGTGATGCCAAGGACCCCCAGCGGTGGGCGAATAAGTTCTTGTCGCTGTTCATCTGGGTGGTGGCGACCTCGGGCAAGGGGATCATCGCCGAGGAGGGCGCGTTCCCGAACGCGCAGGACGCGCAGCGCGATTGGGCCAATCCGGCGGTCATCACCGAGGCCATCAAGGGCGCTGTCTCTGGCGGCATGATCATGCCCAAGCCGGAGAGCAAGCTGCCGCCCTCGGCCCATGAGATCCTGTCCTTCTGTAATGCTGCGGTGCGGGAGGTGACGGGCATCTCGCTGGAGATCGTCGCCCAGCAGATGAACGACCAGAGCGGCGTCGTCGAGGAGAGCCGCAAGGCTGCGGCGATGGCGGTGGTGGCGTGGGCGTTCGCAGCACTCAGGGACTACTACCGCGCCCACGGCAGCCTGCTGCTGCGGTTCATTGCCGAGTACATCGAGCCGGACCGCCTGGTGAAGACGGTTGATGCCAGCGGGCAGGCGCAGTTCCAGCCGTTCACCTACGAGGAAGCCTCGTACGAGGTCGAGGTGGACGAGATCCCGAACAGCCCGAACAAGCGCGCGGAGACGCACCGGACCTTGGTGGCGTACGCGCCCATCGTCCAGCAGCCCGACATCCCGCCTGGGTTCAAGATGGAGTACCTGACCCAAATGGCGGAGACGTCTGGTCTTCCTGCGGAGAATGTGCGCCGGCTGAAGCAGGCGATGGTTCCGCCGCCCGACCCGATGGCCGAGCAGATGGAGATGGCTCAGTTCCAGACCGTCATAGAGGAGTTGAACAAGCTCAGGGCTGAGGTCGTGAAGTTGCAGTCTGCGTCCTTCCTCGACGTGGCTAAGGCCATAGAGACGGGGCAGGAGGCGCAGACGGCTGAACGTATCGCGGCGACGGAGCTGTACTACCGCGATCAGGAGCATCAACTGGACCGCGCCGACAAGATCGAAAGCATGGCCATCAAGCGCCAGGAGAACGAAGACGCCCTGGAGTTCAAGCAGCGTGGCCAGAACATCGCGCTGAGCGGACAGTTCGCACAGCAGCAGCTCCGCGCCGCGGAGCCGAAGAAGGAGGGCAGTAGTGAAGGCTGACGTCAAAGACGCCATTGAGGCGCTTCGCCAGGAGGTCGGACGCCTTGCCCAAGAGGTCGATCTTATCAATGCCAGACTCGCCAATGTGACCAGTGACGACTCAGAGATCGGGCGCAGGGTGGTGTCTATGGGGCAGAGGGTGGACGGCATGGAGAGCCGCCTGAACTCCTACAAGTGGACATTCGACAGAATCGCCCACAGGGATACCACCGAGGGCAAGGTAGCGCTCGTGGCCGGGTGCGACATCGAGAGAGCGCAGCGTGTCGTCGACATCGTCCGCGCCGACTATCAACTCGAAGAGGAAGAGAGCGAATGACTTTGGAAGACGTGCTCCAGGACGACGGCGACCTCGACGTCCTCGACGCTGAGGACGAAGACGAGGGCGAAGAGGAAGAGGCCCCGCCGCCGGCAGCCGAGGAGCCTGCGACAGCACCGGAGCCGAAGCCGGAGCAGCCGACCACCGCCCCGCTACACGTCGTCGCCGAGCTGCGCGCCGAGCGCAACGCCCTGCGCGAGCAGAACAAGCAGATGCTGGCCCTTTTGGGGCAGGTGCAGCAGCGCGTGGCCAGCACGCCTGGGGCGGCCCTCGCGGATGACCTGACGCCTCGCCAGGGCGAGAGCGACGGCGAGTTCTTCGGGCGAGTCATCAACCACCTGCTGACGGAGACGCAGGAAACCCGCAAGGAGCGCGAGCAACGCGCCGAGCGGGAGGCTGCGGCCCGGCAACAACAGGAGTACGTGTCCAAGGTCGTCAAGGACTACGAGACGTTCAGGTCGACCGTGGCTCCAGACCTCGTGGAGGCGGGGAACTTCCTCGCCAAACCCATCTCCGACCAACTGGAGAAGATCTACCCGCCAGAGTCGGTTAGCGCGATCATCCTCGGGTTGGAGCGCGACATGCACAAGGCCGCTGAGCAGGCCGGCATGGGCTACGGCGAGTATGTCTGGAAGACGGCCATCGCCGCCGGCTACGTCCCGCAGGCGCAGCGCCAGAAGCAGGAGGTCGCCCAGCAGAAGCGGGTGAAGGCCGAGTCCGCGCGCGGCATCGGCGGGGCCGGCGCGTCCGCCGGAGGCATGACCCAGATGGAGGCCATGAAGGCATTCCACTCCGGCAAGGCTGGGAGGATGCAGAAGATACCCGAACTGGGTGGCATGACAGTCGAGGACGCCTTCGCGTCTGGCGAAATCCGCAAACTGCGCAAATAAGTTGTTGAACCGGATGACCCAGTAGGGTATCTAGTACGGAACGCTGACGCCGAGCGTATCGGCGGTTCCGCTGACAACGAGCCGTATCGTTGGTCCCAGGGCTGTGGCCTCTCCCCGTTAAGCGAGGTCGGTAAGCAATGAGGACCACCGACCGTGGCCGACTACTTCCCCACGACCGACGCGAACAGCGTCAAGATTTGGGAGACGCAGCTTCAGGCTGCCGTTCTCGCCAAGACCATCATGAAGCCGTACATCGGCGGCAACTCGGCGATCATCTCCGAGCGCTCCGGCAAGGGTCGCAAGAAGGGCGACACGGTTTACTACAACCTGCGGGCGCCCATCGACGGCGAGGGAAAGGTCGGCTCGGAGACCCTGGAGGGCTTCGAGGAAGACCTGACCATCCATCAGACCTCGATGGTGATCAACCTCAGCCGGCACGCCGTCTTCGTCGGTGACGAGATCTCCGAGGAGCGCTATCCCTGGGACGACCTCCGCACCGAGGCCAAGGACGCGATCTCCGAGTGGGGCGCCCGCCGCCTCGAACAGGCGATCATGAACCACGCCTGCGGCTTTACCCCGGCGAACTCGCTGCACGTCACCCGTCGGGGCCACAACACCGTGGTTGCTCCGACTGCCTCCACCCGCATCCTGCGGGCCGGTGGCATCGCCACCGACGAACTGGTCGCGGCTGACAACACCCAGAAGTTCACCCTGCAGCTCGTCGACTATGCCCGCGAGCGGATGTTCAAGGAGGACGGCTCCGCGTTTCGCATCGAGCCGGGCGACGGCAGGAAGTACGTCTGCATCCTGTCGCCGGAACAGCTCACCGACCTTCGCGACGACGACCGCTGGGAAGCGATCCAGCGGGCCGCCTTAGCTCGGTCGGCCAGCAACCCGCTCTACGAGTTTGCTGCCGGCGAGTACAACGACACGATCTTCGTGCCGTCGCAGTGGGTCACGCAGGGCGTCAACAGCACCACGGGCGCTGCCGTCGCCAACACCCGCCGGGCCGTGATCCTCGGCCAGAACGCTCTCTCCATCTGCTGGGGCCGTCAGTACAGCGGCGGAGCCTGGAAGTGGGTCGAGTCCATGCGGGACTACGACGACAAGCGGTATGTCGCCGCCAAGCTGCTCTGGGGCGTCAAGAGCGACGTCTTCAACTCTGTCGACCGCGGGAAGATCGTCATCACGACGTATGCCGCGGCTCACGCATAAGGAGGGCCTAGACCATGCCTACTGGCGTTACTGGGTCTAAGGCCCTCCGCCACCACCTGCCGATGGTGAAGGTGCTCAATGCATCGTTCGCCTACAACACCAGCGGCATTGCCACCGGCGTCGCCTTCGGGGTCATCCCGAAGGGCGCGACCATCATCCAGGCGCTTGTCACGGTGGACACCGCCTTCAACGCAGCGAGCACGAACGTCATCGTGGTCGGCTACGGCTCGAACGTGAACGAACTCTTCGATGCCGCGACCTCCGGGTCGTCCGTCACCGAGGGCACGCCTGGCGCGTACACCTCGGCGGCGGCGCTGGCCCTGAAGTTCACGGCCGACCAGGAGCTGAAGGTCAAGTACACCCAGTCGGGTACCGCCGCTGAGACCGGCGCGGCTCGGGTGACGATCTGCTACGTGGAAGCAGGGCCGACCCTGTAGCATGACCACCTTCCTTCGTCTCCAGGATGTCATCGCCTCGGAGACGAGGTTCGTTGATCGTGTGGCGGATCTGAAGGCCGATGAGGTCACGCAGATCCGCCTGCACATCAACGAGGCGATCAAGGCGCACCAGCAAGACGCTTTTTGGTTCAACCAGCAGCTCTGGGAGCGCGAGACGGAAGCGGGTAAGGAGTTCTACGCGCTGCCGGCGGAGTACGTGGCTGGGCTCACCGTGAGCATCCAGACGCCGCGCCGGAAACTTCGCAGCGTCTCGAACGACACCATCGAAGGCTGGGAGCCTGGAGAGCGGGCAATCCCGTCGCACTTTGCGCTCTTCGCCAACCAGTATCGGCTCTATCCGATCCCTGATGGCGTCTACACGATCAGGCTGTGGGGCACCCGTTCGTACGATCCCCTCGTCGAGGACGGGGACGGCCAAGACAATCCATGGCTCCAGTACGCATTCGAGTTGGTCCGCGAAGCGTCCAAGGCGAGGGTGTTCTACTCGATGCTGCATGACCCAGAGAACGCCGCCATTGCCCAGGCCAACGCCGTTTCCGCCCGTGCCGACCTGGCCGCTGAGACGCGGCGTCGGCAGCCTCCGCAGGAGATAAGGCCATTCCTGTAGAGCCCTTCGCGGAATGGCTCCCAGACCAAGCTCCCATCGCTGGCGGCATGGTGCGGGCGGAGAACGTCTTGCCGATGGCGGGCGGTGGCTACGGGCCGTTCCCCTCTCCGGTGGATGCGGACATCGCCTTGCCGGCGGACCCGCGCGGGGGCATCACCGCATCCGTGCCGGGTGGGGCGACCTTCACCTACGTCGGCACACAGACCGCGATCTATGTGCGCAGCGGCGACACCTCCGGCTGGACCAACGTGTCGAAGCCGGGCGGGTACGCGCTTGGCGACGCCGGCTGGGAGTTCGTCCAGTACGGCACCAAGGTCATCGCGGTCGGAGGTCCTTCCGTCCCGATCCAGATCAATGAGGTCGGTGGCCCGGCGTTCTCCGACATGATCCCGCCGTCAAGCGGGCGCAGGCCGCGGGCTTACCACATCGCGCTGATCTACGGCATCCCGGTGCTGGCGCACACGTTCGACGACCAGGACGGTGAGCAGCCGAACCGTGTCTGGTGGCCGCAGATCATCCAGATACCAAATCTAGAGAACTGGTCGCCGAACTTGTCAACATTTGCTGGCTACAGCGGCTCCCTACCCCAAGCGGGGGATGGTGCTCTGCGGGCTGTGGTCGGCGGCGAGGTCGGCATCATTTGGTCCGAGCGGGCCATCTACCGGATGCGTTATCTCGGGTCCGCGCCGAAGATCTTCGACATCGAGCGCATTGAGCGTGGCCGCGGTCCCATCGCCGCTGGCGCGGTGATCGATGATGGCCGCATGACCTACTTCATCGACCGAGACGGCTTCTATGCCTTCGACGGTCAGCAGGCGACGCCCATCGGCCACGGCAAGGTCAACCGCACCATCGCCAAGCGGCTGAACACCGGCGCGGTGGGCACGATCAAGTCAGCGACCATCCCCGGCCTCGCCGTGGTGATGTGGGCGCTGCCGCTGGACGGATCACCGAAGCCCAACAAGCTGATCGCCTACTCCGTCAACGACGGCAGGTTCACCGAGATCGACCTGGGCGCATCACTGATCCTGGAGACGGCTTCTCCCGGCATCTCCTGGGACGAGGAGCCGTGGGCATCTCGTCCGTTGGATGAGGAGCCGTGGGCCAGCTACGTCTGGGACTCGCCCTCGTTCCTTGGTGGCGAGCGGACGCTGACGATGTTCGACGCTGCGGGGAAGATGTTCTTCCTCACCGGCGCGGGGCTGCCAGCTCTTCTCGAGACGCAGGAGGTCGCCCCGTTCGAGCCCTACGTGGCCGAGTGGACCGACCCGCGCCCGGTGGTGGACGACGCCTCTGCTGGGACGACCGTCAGTGTCGGTGTGCGCTCCTCGGTCGCTGAGGACGTGTTCTGGGGGCCGGACACCAAGCTCAACAGGATCGGGTTCGCGCCGGTGCGCGAGCGCGGGGTCTACACTCGGATGCGGCTGAAGGTCCCGGCTGGCTTCCGCCACGCCATCGGCATTGCCGCTACCCCACGCAAGGGAGGACTGGCATGAGCGTTGTCGCCCCGTCCGCACCTCCGCGGCAGATTGCCGAGGCCCTGAACGATTTCAGCCAGCGGTTCTCGTCCGGGCTGGTGACGCTCGGTTCTGGGTCCGCGACCATCGTGCAGGACCCGCGCGTCGGGCCGCTGACGCTGATCTTTCTCACTCCCGTTTCCGCTGGCGCCACGCTGGGCAGGCCGGTGGCTGGCGACGGGTTTTTCACCATCGAGCATGGCTCGCAGGCGGGGCAGGTCCTTGGGTACATCAGCTTCACTGGATGACCATTACAGCGCGGTGCGGGTGCCAGCACACGAGGTCCACGATGCGTGGGCCATCGCTCGTCCGTTCATTGTGCGCGCACACAATGCCCGCTGCGCTACAGGGGACGCCTTTCTGGAGGACATCTATGCCCGCGTGCTGCTTGGTGACTCCGGCCCGCTTAGGGCCGCCCTGTGGATCGCCTACTGCGGCACAGAGGCCGTCGGTGCGATGGTCACCCAGGAGGTCCGGTATGAGCGAGGGGCTGTCGTCCAAATCCCGTACCTTGCGGGAGATGATTTCGGTAGTTGGGTTCATCTGCTTGACGACGTTCTTGCTGATTCCGCGCGCCGTGGGTTTCCTGAGATCGAGCTTCTGGCGAGGGATGGTTTTGGGCCGGTCCTTGCGGACTACGGGGCGGAGAAGAAATGGACGCTCTTCAGGCTGAAGGCAGGTGAGTGATGGGTCTTTTCGGTAGCGCCCCAAAAGCTCCCAAGCCCAGCGCAGCGGCTAGGCGCGCAGACTCGCTGACAGAATGGGCGCTCAAGACTCGCAACCTGAACCCATACAGTGGCGATTGGGTTGCCGACATGACTGGCGGCCAGAACGCCGCCATCGACGCGATCACCAAGCGTGGGATGCAGGGAAGCCCGCTGCTGGGTGAAGCGCAGGGCTACGCCAGCGACGTGCTGGGTGGGAAGTATCTTGGCGAGGGCAATCCGTACCTATCCCAGGCCATGGCGGCGGCCAGAGACGATATTGGCCGAGAGGTTGGAGGCGCGTTCTCCACTGGTGGCATGGCTGGCTCGCCGATGCACCAGCAGTTTTTGACCGAGGGTTGGGCGAAGGCTACGGCGCCGCTGTTGTTCCAGAACTACGAGAACGAGCGCCAGGCGCAGCAGCAGATGGCCGGCCTGTCTCCCGATCTGGCCAATGCAGACTTCGCGGGGCTCAATCAGGCGCTCGGCGCGCAGAGCGTACGTCAGCAGCAGAGCCAAGCCGAGATCGACGCGCAGCGTGAGGCGTGGGACCTGAAGCGGAGCGAGCCTTATCGCAGGGTCCAGGCGGCCATGGGCGGCATCTCCGGCAACCCGGCGACGATGGGTCAGGGCAGCCCCGGCAGCAAGGGGCTCGTCCCTGGGATGCTTCAGGGGGCGATGGGCGGCGGGATGGCCGGATTGGCGACTGGCAACCCGTGGGCCGCCGGGGGCGGCGCGATCCTTGGTGGACTTGGTGGCGGAGCGGCAAACAAATGATGGATATGGGCTCTCTCTTCATGCTGCTGAACGGCGGCATGGGCGGCATGGGGATGGGCGGGCAGCAGCAGCCGCAGCAGGGCGGGCTGCCGATGATGGGCCGGATGGGCCGCATGACCGCCGGCGGGCAAGGCTTCGGCTCGGGTGTGGATTTGTCCAACAGCCCGATCCTGTCGGCGTCTGCCTACAGGGACGTGCCGGTGTCTCACGGCGGGGTTCCGATGCACCCGGCCATGCAGAGTTCCAGTTTGCCGATGCTTGGCGCAAGCACGGCGGCGCAGCCCGGGCAGCAGCCGGCGCAACAGCCCGGCCAAGGCGCGCAGGGTGACATGATGAAGTACATGATGCTGACCGGCGGGCTCGATAACCTGTTCCAGGCGCTCAGGGGGAGCTAAACGTGCCCATCTGGGACCAGCTCAACCAAAACCCGATGGCCGGCATGATCCTCATGAGCGGCCTGTCGAACTTGAGCAACAGCCTGAGCAAGCAGAACCTGCCGCCGCGCGGGGCGTACGCGCCCGGCTACGGCCAGCAGCAGGGCGGCGGCGGCATGGAGGAGATGCTGCCAAACATGCTGCGGATGCAGCAGATGCAAGCGCAGATGCAGAACCAGCAGCAGGACAACGAGCTGCAGCGCAAGCAGTTCGAGGCTGGGCAGCAGACGGCGGCGCAGGCCGCCGCTGCCGAGCAGCAGCGTGCGGAGGCAGTCGAGCGGGCTATCCCGCTTCTCGCAGAGAAGACTGGGCAGCCGCAGGAGATCGTCCGGGCCGCGCTGAGGGGGCTCGGTAAGGACAACCCCCTTCTCAAGGCGCTGAGCAGCCAGTTTGAGGACTTCACCCTTGGCGCTGGGCAGGGGCGTTTCGGTCAGGGCGGGGCCATCAGGGCTGCCATGCCGGAGAAGACGGAGTTCGGCTCTTACCTTCTTGGCGAGCACTCCATTGATTCGAACGTTGTCGGCGCGAAGAAGTCAGTCGCTGTCGCGGGTAGGCCGGATCAGCGTCAGCAGATATACATGCCACCCGACGAAACCGAGCAGGGCAAGGTCATCGGCAAGGCCGCAGGGGATAGGTGGGTTGGCGTCTACGATCAAGAGGCTAGCGCGAAGAATACACTCGACAAGTGGCAGGCCATCGAGAGCCTGACGAAAGATATTCCGACCGGCCAAGGCTTCGACTCGTGGCGGACGGAGTTCATGAAGGTGCTGGCCGGCGCTGGCGTTAACATCAACGAGCAGGAGCTGGCTGACAGGCAGGGTGTTGACAAGATTGTCAGCAAGCTCGCGTTCGAGGCCATGAACAACAAGGCCACTGATGCAGGCGCAAACCCAACAGATCGCGACCTGTTGCAGATGATCATGCAGCAACCCGGAATCGAGACGACGAATGCCGGCCGCAAGCTGATGGTCGACCTGCAGACGGCTGAATACGATTGGGCGCGCGGGAAGCGCGTGTCTCTTGAGAAGATGCGGAAGGAGATGGGCCGGCGCATGCTCCCAGAGGAGGTATTTGAGTTCGAGTCCCAATACGCCGCGTCTGTTCCGAAGTACGGCAAGGTGGCCGAGAAGTGGGGCTCTCTGAAGCCGCAGACCCCGCAGCCCAATCCTAACGCCGGTGGTGCGACCCCGCCGCCGGTGCCGCAGCCCGATCCAAACAATCCGCTCGGGCTCCGCTTCTGATGAACATCACGGAGTTCCGCCAGCAATATCCTCAATACGAGAAGGTGCCGGCCGCCCAGCTTGCCGGTGCCCTGTACGAGAAGTTCTATGCCGGCAAGCTCCCGCGGGAGGAGTTTGACTCGCAGTTCCTTGGATCGCAGCAGCCCGCGACAGCGCCCGCCCCGCGGCAGCCAGCCCCGCAGCAGGACGAGGATACCTACCTAAGCCGCAGCGTCGATGGCATCAGGCGCGGGGTGCAGGCGCTGCCGGAGACGCTCTCTTCGGCGAGGAAGTTTGTCGATGGCGTGGCCGGGCAGGCCGTGCAGGGCGCCACCCTCAATTGGGCCGACGAGGCAGTCGGCAAGGGTGTCTCGTCCCTGACTGGCGAGCCCTACGAGAACATCCGCCGCGACATCGAGGGCATCGGCCAGGACCTGCCGGAAGGCGCAAAGATCGGCGCTCAGATGTTCGGTGGCGCTTTGACCGGGACGGCGGCCACAAAAGTAGCGCCCTGGCTTGGGACTTACCTCGGTAACGCTCTGGCCGGAACGGTCGGCGCCACCGCCGACGCTGTCGGGCGGGCAGCTCCTGGGAAGAAAGTCGAGGAGCTGATGAACCCGTTCAACCCAATCATGGGGCTTGCCTTCGGCCTCGGGATGCAGCCAGCCGCTGAGCTTGGCGCAAGCGGCTACAATCGGATTGCCGACCTCTGGAACAGAATGCGCGGCGGCGTGGCCAACCCGTATCTCGGTGCGGCTGGCCGCGGTGCGCAGGAGGCGCTGGCGTCGTCCGTAGACCTTGGCAGGAAGGCGAACCCTGGCGCCCCAGACCTGAACACGTCCATGCCGATCCTCGCGCAGGACCTCGGCGAGGGTGCGGCCAACGTTGCGAAGGAGGTGGGCGGCGACGCCCTAGCCACACAGGTCGGGGCGGCCAAGGGCATCCGGGACGATGCCGGGAGGGTGATGGGCGGCGCTGCGGACGAGGTCAACAATCTGGCCGGGGATGTGGCACGTGTCGACAAGATCCGCCAGCGGGATATTGAGACGCAGTTCGGGAAGCGCGGGGCTGCCCTGGCGGACAGGTCCGAGCGCGAGCTGACTGCCGCCGAGCAATTCCTGGCGCAGTCCGGTGAGAACGCGGCAGCGCGCGGCCAGAAGATGATTGAGGACGCGGCCAAGGAGATGGCTGCGAAAGGCCAGAACATCGACAAGGCCGCGCTCGCCAAGGTCGGGGAGAAGTACCAGGAGCACGGGATTGTCAGGCTTACCAGGAGCACGACCGCGAAGGACATCCCGCCGGTCGTCGTGGACATCAACAAGACGCCAAAGCTGAACCGTCTAATCAAAGAGAACCATGACGTTAAGGCCATTCTTGTTGCCCAGGAAGCGGACGAGGCATTCCGCGGGACCCCTACCTACAGCCCAACGCGTCTCCAGGACGTGAAGGCGAAGCTTCGTCTCGCCGCGGCTGATGGCGATGGGCGGGCCATTCGCGCGCATTACCAGTGGGCAGACGCCCTCGACGAAGCCATCCCTGGGCTCAAAGAGACACGGACACTCTATGGGGAGAGCGTTGGGCTGAAAGAAGCCGCGGAGCTTGGCTACGGCTTCGACAGCAAGAAGATCACCAAGGAGATGCTGGACAGCCTTCCGCCCGACGAGCGAGCAGAGGCTGTCTCGGCTATGGGGCGTCGCTTCACCGAACTGGTGGCCCCGATGGGCGGCGAGGCGCAATCCCCCGCCCAGATCATGGCCCTGGTCAACAGGCTAAAGGCGAGGGTCGCTGACTCTTTCGGCAACAGCGAAGAAGCTGACAGGTTCGTCGGCAAGCTCATCCAGGGCAGCCGGCAGATCCAGGCTGGGAAGGTAGCGGCCGATCTTGCCCGGCGTCTCGATACCGTCAAGCCGAAAAGCCTGCGGTCGTCGCTGGCCCAACTGTTCGACAACCCCACAGATCTGGACAGCTTTATCGCCTCGGTGAAGAACATCCGCGGCAATGAGAAGGTGGCCAAGCTGGCCGCCAGGAAGGCCGAGAGGGGTGTTGACGCAGATTGGGCGGACAGGGCGCGCGAGGAGATCGCACCTCTGTTCAAGACCAAGGAAGAGGCCGACGCATTCGTCTCGTCAGTGGCTAGGGCGCTGTCTGCGAGAGAGGCCGGCAAGGCGCTGCCGCCGATTGCCAAGGCCCTGCGCACCGGCAAGGTCGATGGAGCAAAGGAAGCCCTCGCGCCGGTCGTCGGGGACGACGCTGCCGAGCGTATCCTCGCCCCTGTCCCGGAAGCCCAGCGCCGTTTCGCTCTTGCGGAGAGGGTCGGGGCCAACATGACCAGCATCCCGCCGGAGAAGAAGAGCCGGTTGCTGGACATCGTGCGCAACAGCATCTCCGGGAGCCTGCCGGGCGTGCAGACCCGCGCCGCCATCGGCGGCGCCGCACATGTCGAACGGTTGGCGACGGCGGCGCAGGATCGGAAGATTGCCGAGCGCGTTGTGCAGATCCTGACGGAGACGGAACCGGCCAAGATCGACGCCGCCATCCGGTTGCTCAAGAAGGACTTTAGCGGCTCCCGCCTGCGTGCCGCTGGGATGTTCAATGCCCAGAACTTTCTTGACCAGTTCCGCACAGAGGAGGCGCGTTAGGTGGCTGAGTTCCACACGTACGAGACGAACGCGGACGGAAACCAGCAGGCGGTGCCGAACGGGTTTCCTCGCAGCACGCCGGGCGGCTTCTACGGCGGGGTGGTCCGGGAGACGTTGGCAGCCTGCCGGCGCTTCCACGACGACCTCTGCGGGCGCATCCGCTCCACCGGCTCGAACGGCAACTACGTCCTCGCCACGTCGCGCGGCATCGACCTCGCGCGCGGCTGCTCGATCAAGTTCAGGGTCAACCACGAGAACCCCGCTGCCGGCCCGACGCTGAGCGTCGGCACCTCCGGCCAGCGTCCGCTCACTTACGCCGACGGCTCCACCATCCCAGCCGGGGCGATCAAGTCCGGGCAGCTCCTCGACGTATCCATCGACACCGACAACAATCGGTGGACCACGACCCTCATGCCGGGCAGCACGACGTCGACAGGAAGCACCGTCACCGGCGATAAGCTCTCGCTCACCGGGGAGGTGCAGGGCAGCGTCGCCATCCGAGCCGGTAGCGCCTGGATCGCGTCGGCTTCAGGCACGACCTCGCAGTTCTTCCGCGGCGGCTCAAACCCTGGGTTTGCCGTACCGACTGGCTTGGCGCTGCTTGCATGCACGATCTCCACGGGGACTGTGGTTGCAGTCCGGCCCGGCCTGGCGCACACGGCAACGATCAGCCGCCTTGGGGCTGGCAGTTACAGGCTGAACGTTACCCCGGCGCTTCCCGTCGGTGCCGTTCCGGTCGCAGGCACGAACACTACCTCCCGTGTCGTTGGGGCAAGCCTGACAAGCACCACGACCATAGGCATTTCGTACTCCCGGACCGCCGACCCCGCGCAGGACGAAGACGTCGCGAGCGGTCAAGTGATCAACGTAGTGGTGTACTAGAGATGGCCGACGTTAAGGCGCGCAAGCTACCGCCGTCGCAGGCGTTCGACCCGGCCACCGACTACCTGATGGCGGTCAAGGGAGATGCCCTCGGGGCTCGCTCGGGGCCATACCTTGTGCCCGGCCTGAACGTCAGCGTCGGCAGCGCTGCCTCTGGCGGAGGCGGCGATACCGGCACGCCCGTCACCGGCGGCATCACCAAGGTGTTCAACCGGACCGGCCCGGAGATCAATGCGGCCACGTCCGACTACGACGCCAACCAAATCGACTACGACCCAACCGCATCCGGCCTTGCTGCGGACAACGTCCAGACGGCCATCGACGCTGTCGTCGCGCTGCGGGATACGCTGCCGGTCCCTGGCGCGGACGGCGACATCCTCACCGGCACCGGCGGCGAGTGGTCGTCCCAGCCGCCCGCGGTGGAAAGTGTCTTCGGAGACTCTGGGGCTATCTCCGCGCAGTTTGGGCAGTACCACTCAGACCTGATCGCCACGGTAAAGACGGTTGGCGAGGACGACAACGTCGACTGCGACCACCAGTTTGTCACCGCCGACCAGATCGCCAAGCTGACGGCGTTGGACACAGCTCTGCAGCTCCCGGACCCGGAAGCGGCAACCGTCGGTCATGTGCTGACCGTCGTCGAGGACGGGGATGACCAGGTCTGGGAGGCCGCCGCGCCTGCTGCAGGGAGCGGTGGTGGCGGGCTGTCCCAGATCGACATGTTCCCGTACCTGAAGCCGAAGGGCGGAGATGGGCCGACCTGGGTCTACTCCGGGAACACCGCGACCTGGGAGTTCGTGAACTCCGGGTTTCAGGTGCTAACGGCTGAGATCGACTACTGGCCAGGCGGCACCTCGGCGACGATCAACTTCACGGTGAGCTGCTCGGCCACGTCCGGGAATGTGGCCATTTATTTCCAGATCGCGGCAGTTACCCCAGGGTCATCGGACCTCTGGGATAAGGCGCTCAGCTCGTGGGTGCAGGTCCAGACCACGGCGGCGGATAACGCCAAGAAGACCAAGCGCATGACCGGGACCATCAGCGGCATCGACAGCGTGGCAGAGGGCGACCTGGTCCGCATCCACTTTTGGCGGGATAATGCTGTTGGCAGTAACGCCGCCGGGACCATGGTCCTACGCGGCTGCACGCTTCGGTTCGCGTTCGAATGAGCCTCGTCTTCGGAGCCTCCGGCGGCCAGTTCCTGACGGGCGGGGCGAACGTCACGCTCCCGAACGGGGATTGGTGCATCGCAGCAATGCTGCGGATCAACGACCACACCGGCTCCGAGCGGAACACTATCCTGTCTGCCGGGGCGACCGTGGACAGTAACGAGCTGACCTTCGGCACGCTGCGCCTACAGGACACAGGCTCAACGCCAGGGTCGGCGCTGCTGCGCCTGTCGGACGGCACGAACGCCGGCATCAATCTTCGCTCGACCACCCTGGATGCCCCAGCCGGGTCATGGTATCTACAGGTCGGCCAGCGGTCCGGGACGGCGAAGCAGCTCTATACGGTCCCGCTTGGTGGGTCCGCGACACTGGTGGCGTCCTCAACGGCGACACTCGGGGCGATGACCTTCAGCACCCCGATGCTGATCGGGCGCCGGCGCAGCAGACAATTGACCAACGATGATTGCAAGAACCTGACGCTGGCCTGGGTGGGCTGGGGTTCGTTCGCCATGCCGACAGCGCAAATGGTGGCGCTCGCTGCCGGCATGGTTCCGACCACCATCCAGACGTGGTCGGTGTATCTTCCGTTCATGGATCTGAAATCAGCCTATGCAGCCCCCGTTGGGGGTGGTACGTACACGGTTACGGGATTTCCGACCGTTGGGGCACAGCCTGTGAGGCTATGGTGATCGACAATCGAGACAAGACCCTCGTCATGGTGACGGTCGTCTTTTGGGCGATCATGTTCCTGATCCTGCTGGGCGTGAGGCCGGCTGACGCGCGCGTGACCCTGGCCGAGCCGGCAGCGTTCAGCATCGGTGCGGACGACTGCAGCATGTTCGCTGACGGCTGCCAGTTCGCGCAGGGGCTGAGTGGCGTCAGCAACCGGGAAGCCATTGCCGAGGACAGCTACTACAAGACGATCAAGGACGGCGTGGCCATGGGCATCGACGCCTTCGGCCTCGACATGCAATCCAACACCACGCAGGCGACCTGGGTCCTGGCCCGGCTGAGCGCCGCCATGAAGAAGTACAACGGCGAGAACGCCACGGCGAAGAAGTGTATCTTCGTCAGCTACCGAAACGCCGGCGGAGAGGCGCTGGCGATGTTCAACGCTGCGGACAGCAATAACAGCTCGGACAGCCCGTACTGTGCGGTCGATGGCAAGCCGCTGGTCGGCGTCAAGCAGACATCGGCTTGCGTCAATCCACTGCCGGGACTGACCGGGAAAGGCCCGTTTGTGGTGCTTGGCACCATGTCCGGCGCAACGGACGGCGTGCCGACGAAAGCGTGTGTGGACGCCTGGAAGGCGAACAACGCCAGCCGGGCGATCTCCTACCCGGATGCAGGCATGACCACGCCGGCCAGCGCCAAGGCGACTGCCACGGGGACAGGGGCCGACTACGCCGTTGGTGTGCCCTCGACCTGGGCGCGACAGTGCGGCGGGGCGGACTGTCTCGGGTCGGCGGCAACGAATTACACCATGCGGGACGGGTATGGCTTCCTCGCTGCCGTCACCGCGATGAAGGCCGCGTTGGCAGACCGCTCAAACGTCGTGTTCCCGTACGCCTTCCCCGGCAACTACGCCGAGGACGTGTCGTGGGAGCGCGCCAGGATCTGCGACAGCAACGACACGGTGGCGAAAAGCGGGTTCACCTGCCCGAACGTCCCGGATCGCCTGCGCGGAACGATCCCGACCGGCAACGCCGGCAAGAGCAACTCGAACAAGTCCTTCATGAAGGCCGGCCTGCACAGGGTCGGGCAGTGGTTCAATGAGCAGCGCAGGGCTACGGCTGATCCGGCGTCGAGGCCGTTCATTTCCTGGGCTTACCGCGAGCATCCGCTGGCGCTCAGCAGCAACACCTTTGACATTTGCCCGTCTGCGACAGCCGGTGTGGACGCGGCCCGTTCCTTTGCCCCTACCACAGATCCGCCTCCTCCACCGCCTTCTGGCCAGTATGACCTCGCGCTGGAGTTCGACAACCGCTCGAACGGCACGTATACGAACGCAATGCAGGTCGAGGACTCTGGTGGCCGCGCCGTGGAG